AACAAGTAGCAGAGTGGCGTCACAATCGCACAGACATTCCTACACAGATACGTATACTGGCCGACATTATTCGACACATAAATGATGTAGTACAGGACCCCAAAAGAATTTACTATTCTGTAGAAAACAACAGTATTGGTGAAGCTGCACTAATCAGCATAAACGAATACGGCGAAGAAAACATACAGGGCTATTTTCTAAGCGAGCCTGGAAAATATCGTAAAGGATTCAACACATCAAACAAGCCCAAGTTAGTTGCTTGTGCAAAATTTAAGCATCTAATAGAAAGCAATAGGATGACAATTTATAGCCCAAGTTTGGTAACAGAACTTAAAAGTTTTGTTGCACACGGGGTAGGATATGCTGCCAAAATAGGCGAAACTGATGATTTGATCATGGCAGCATTATTGGTGACACGTATGCTACAACTACTGCAAAGCTATCATAGCGATCTTGATACACAGATGCGCGATCATCAAGATAATATTACCGAACCTTTGCCGTTCGTTATGACAATGTAATAAATACATGATGGAAAACTCTGCTCAAACCCAATTATACGACCTACTAGTTACTAGAGATTTTGAACCCGAAATGAAAGATGCTTCGGGAAAAGATGTTACTGATCCTTCCCAGGCAGACATGTTTACATTCGATTGGCGGACCGAAAACAAAAATTACGGTACAGTAGTAGTACTAGTAGGAGAAAACAAAAATTTAACTGTTTTCTTCGGCGATAATTTAGGTCGCAGCATGGATGGCGATGATAAAACTGAATGGTACGAATTCCTTAATCAAATAAAGCAGTTTAGCGTACGAAACAATTTACTAGGATTTGAATTACAAAACCTCAACAAACTCAAATATACCATGCAAGGTATGGCTGCTATTAAAGAAGGCCTATTTGAAGGTTACTACGGTAATAAAAAGTACAGTTATAGCGATCAACCAAAACAAGTTAAACTAGTAATTAAACATGATCGTAACCTAGGCGAAGGCGACAAGCGATATCGCAACATTGAAAGCATCTTTGTTGAAACAGGTGACGGAGAACGTTTTAAAGTACCCAGCCGTAGCCTCATGCACGGTAAACTAATAGCACGTCATGTCAGTGAAGGTGGAAATCCGTACGATGCATTTGGTCAGCATATCGGCGAAGTTGTTGCTGAAATGAACATATTGCGTAAGTTTGTTCGTGCTTCAAAAAATCGGCAATTTGATGGACCGGCAGGAGAAATGTGCGAAGCAGCTATCCTGCATTATAATGCACTGAAAGACAAAGCTAAACGCATGATTAGTCAACGCGGCTATCATCACGAGCTAGAATCGTTTGATCCTGCTGAAATCTCAGAAACAAATCAAATGAGTCAATCTATTAGAGAAATGTTTATTGAACAAAGCTTAGATAGTCGAATTGAGGAAGCCCTGCCTATATTAGCAAAATTAAGAAATAAGCAACCTAAGATGAAAGAAGCTGACGAATTTGAATCCTGGGCAAACAACGTAACTGAGGGTACCTGGGCAACACCAGATAATCCAAAAGCTGAGAATGATCTTAGATTGTTGTTAAGTCAACCGTTTCCGGTAGGACCTAACGCCACATATGCTACAGAAAAACTTTATGATATATTAGGTGACGATCAATTATTTGATCAGTTAACAACTCTAGCCGATCAAGATGCAGATGCTGATGCTGGACCATTGGTCCGTGCCCGATTAGAAGAACTAGGGATTGATATTGATCTGTCAGCCGATGATGTCGAAGCACCTGCTGACCCACAAGATGCTACAACCCCGCCAGAAGATGTACCAGAACCTGATACTGGAATCCCGCCAGACCCAGCACCTGAACCAACGGCAGAAGATTTAGATACTGACGGAGTTATGATGGTCAAGCCCAGTAACATGTCAAGTGAGAGTGTTGAGCGTGTTATAAGATTGGCACAATTGCTTAGATAAATTTACCATTTAATGTTGCTATACTAAATACTTTCACGTATACTCAGTGTTAGTATACGTTTGTATGTATATTGTAAATCAACTTTAAAAGGCAACTTAATCATGGCATCATTAGCAGAAATCAGAGCACGTCTAGCAGCAGCAGAATCAAACAAAGGCGGACAATCGTCAAACGGTGGCGATAACGCAATTTACCCACACTGGAATATGGAAGAAGGTGCATCAGCACTATTACGTTTCCTTCCAGACGGCAACAACAAAAACACTTTCTTTTGGGTCGAACGAGCAATGATTCGTTTGCCTTTCAACGGTGTCAAAGGTGAGATGGACACCAAACAAGTACAAGTGCAAGTACCTTGCGTAGAAATGTGGGGAGAAGCATGTCCTATTCTTGCAGAAGTACGCACTTGGTTTAAGGACAAGTCACTGGAAGAAATGGGTCGTAAGTACTGGAAGAAGCGTAGTTACGTGTTCCAGGGCTTTGTTCGTGAAAACCCAATTGCAGATGACAAATCTCCAGAAAATCCAATCCGTCGTTTCATCATTGGTCCACAAATCTTTGCAACTATCAAGTCAGCATTGATGGATCCGGAACTTGAAGAAATGCCAACAGACTTGTTGCGTGGCCTAGACTTCCGTGTTGCTAAAACCAGCAAAGGCGGATACGCAGACTACAATACTTCAAAGTGGTCACGTAAGGAATCAGCCCTAACTGAAGCAGAACAAGCAGCCGTTGATAAACATGGTTTGTTTGATCTTTCGACATTTATGCCTAAAAAGCCAACTGACGTTGAGCTTCGGGTCATGAAAGAAATGTTCGAAGCATCAGTTGATGGTCAGCCGTATGATACAGAACGTTGGGGTCAGTACTTCCGTCCAGCCGGTGTTCAAGCACCTGCAGGATCAGCAGCACCAGCTGCCGCACAGGCATCTAAGCCAGCACCTGCAGCAGCAGATGACGACGTTCCATTTGACGCAGACGAACCAGTAGCAGCCGCCGCTCCTGTAGCAGAAAACAAACCTGCTGCAATGAATGCCGAAGATATCTTGGCAAAGATTCGCGCACGTCAAAACAAGTAATGCAATAGGCATCAAGGATAACTACGCATCCGTTGATGTGCAGTTATCCTTATTCGTATTAACCACAGGAAAATTATGGCAAAACCATTTGATGTATCGAAATTTAGAAAAGACATTACCAAATCAATTGACGGATTGAGCATTGGTTTTAACGATCCAACAGATTGGATTAGTACAGGCAACTTTGCCTTGAACTATCTAATCAGTGGAGACTTTAACAAAGGTGTACCCTTAGGTAAAGTAACAGTATTTGCAGGTGAATCGGGGGCAGGTAAATCATATTTCTGTAGTGGAAATATTATTAAAAATGCACAAGCTCAGGGTATTTTTGTTATACTGGTTGATAGTGAAAATGCACTTGACGAAAGTTGGATGCAAGCACTGGGTGTGGATACCAGCCCGGACAAGCTACTCAAGCTGTCGATGGCCATGATTGACGATGTAGCTAAAACTATTGCCACATTCATGAGTGATTATAAAGCATTACCAGAAGGCGAACGACCAAAGGTCTTGTTTGTAATTGACAGCCTGGGTATGTTGCTAACACCCACAGACGTTAATCAGTTTGAAGCAGGTGATATGAAAGGTGACATGGGTCGTAAACCCAAGGCGCTAACAGCACTTGTTCGTAACTGTGTAAACATGTTTGGTAGTTACAATGTAGGTATGGTCTGTACTAATCATACTTACGCAAGTCAAGACATGTTTGATCCTGACGACAAAATCTCAGGTGGACAAGGCTTTATCTATGCTTCCAGCATTGTAGTTGCTATGAAGAAGCTGAAGTTGAAAGAAGATGAGGATGGAAACAAGATCTCTGACGTTATGGGTATTCGAGCCGCTTGCAAAGTCATGAAGACACGCTATGCTAAACCTTTTGAAGGCGTTCAAGTCAAGATTCCATACGAAACAGGCATGAACCCTTACAGTGGCCTGGTAGACTTGGCAGAAAAGCGTAGCTTACTGAAGAAGGATGGCAACAGACTGGCTTTTACAACTCCCGACGGGGAAGTGATCAAACAGTTCCGCAAGGCTTGGGAAAGCAACGAAGGCGGTTGTTTAGACACAGTCATGGAAGAATTTTCAAAGCAAAAAACTGAGGTAAGTATCCTAGACGTTGACACAGAAGGAGAGGAATAAATGTCAGTAGATTTAGCACAAGCAGTATGGGAAGAACTTAAACGCTACATCGGTCCCTTGGACAGAACAGAAGCAGCTGATTCACTGGTCAATTTACTTGTGGATAGCAATTTTGATGCCGATGATATTCGTAACTCGTTTAGAGGTGACGCAGAAGTCAAAAAAGCATTACAAGGGTATCTGGATGATCATGACGACGAGGAAGAAATTGACGACGATGATGATTACAAAGAAGATGAGGAAGAAGAAGATTATTGATCATGTGGTATAATCGCGTAGTATCCAGCTTGGCAGCTATTCCTGATTTCATATCTCATTATGAAAACGAGCTTGCGGATGCCAAACGAGATGTTCGCATCGGTGGCTATGTGGAAATCAACATCAAAGAACTACCTGGCATTACTGAGCATCGTTTTAATCAGCTACAAGAGATTGAAGCAGTTCTCAACTTTCTTAATATACAACTAAGAAAAATTCGACGTAGACATTTTCAAAAGTACTTAGAAGGCTATGCTCGTGCTTTAACAAGTAGAGATGCTGAAAAGTATGTTGACGGTGAAGACGAAGTTATTGATTTTGAAACAATTATTAACGAAGTAGCATTGTTACGCAACAAATGGTTGGGAATTATGAAAGGACTTGAGTCCAAGCAATGGATGAGCGGTCAT